CATCTACCGGACGCTCGAGCGTTACAACGCCCCCGGTGTCCCTGTCTTCGTACTCGTAGAGTGGCATCAGTCTTCCATCATTTCCCCACCGTCCATCTCGACGGCTGCATTCCTGAGACGTTCGCCTTCGGTTTCGGCTTCTGGAGATTCTTTTTCAATCTCTCCTTCTGCCTCGCTGACGCGAACCATGGCAACGCCTTCTTTGATTTCAACAACTTCTCCGGTCAATTCAACCATATCGCCAACCATAGGCTCGGCCTGTTCGGTCTCTTGCGAGATGGTCAGATTTTCGATCGGAATGCTTACAGTGTTAGCCATTTTTGACCCCTTCTTTTTAGGCTCGGACCCGGGGAGATTTTTGCCTCCCCGAGTCTTTGCCGAGGGCCCGATCATTAATACGATCGCGCCCATTTAATTAGCTGACTTCAGAACGACTAAACACGACTCGGTAGAACGCTCCGTTCAACTGAACCGCGGTGTAGTACGTTTTGACAGCGACCGAGGTTACCAAATCCAGAGGGTCGGACTTGTCCGGACCTTCTGCAATGAGCACCTTGGGGCTATAGGGCGAATCGCCTGTGAGGCTAGGTACGCCGAATGCCTGGTCACCGAGCACAATGTTCGCCAAGAAAGGCGCAGTGCTGGAGTTGTAGGCCGCTGCTGCAGTGCCAGAGATGGCATTAGCAGAGGCAGAACCGAAGGACAGAATGTTGTGCGACAACAGAGTCTTCACTCCGTAGTACGCGCCAACTTCACCCTTCAGCAAGCTGTCCGTGCCCGAATAGTGATGCGCTTGGATATAGTCGTCATCGTTGAGGATCGAACGAGCAGTACGAGGATCTGCAACCAGGATGTATCCACCCTTGATTGTGGGAGCCTTGTCAACTCGGAGTGACGTCACAGAATCGAGCAAGTCGAGTGCCGTGAATGACGAGTTGGCTGCAGTCGCGGCGATGAATGCCGTCGAGTTGCTGTTCTGCGCGTAGCGGACTGAGGTAGACAGAGTGCCAGTTCCGGAGGTAGTTCCGGTCGTGAGCACACGGTGCACCAATGTATCCGCGTGAAGCGCGTGATCTTCTGCCAATTGAGTCGTGGCCTGTGCCATGGAATCAAACAAGTTTGTGGCTTGCAAGATATCAGACAGCTTGACCAAGCTAGCAAATTGCTGGAGGGTCGCTCCAACAGTCGACAGGGTCAACTCACGTTCGTTATTGCCGGGGTTTGTGCCTTCCGACGTTACTTCGATGATTTTGCTGATGCTAGGGTTGTCGTATCTAAAAAAGCGAATCTGCTTGTTTCCGTTTTTACGCGGAAGCGCCGCTTTCATTCCGAATTGTTCCATCTGAAGGATGGGCAATTGACGTTGGAGTAATTCTTTCGAGAAGTACTCTTGGTAGGCCGCTGCGAGCGAGCCAGAGGTTACTAGTGCCATATAATTTTATCTCCTATGTCTAAACCCTAGTTAGCTTCGTCAAATTCTACTGCCATTCGGCGGAGCTCGGCACCTTGTTCTGCAGAGGATAAATCCTTAAACTGCTTTTTAGGCGCCGGTATTGACGGTGAACCAACTCCAGGTTGTAAACGTTTTTTGAACTCCGCATTTTCTTTGCGGAGCTTTTCGACTTCATCTGCTAATCCGGTTGAGTTATCCGTTTTCAGAGCAAGTTGTGCGATCTCGACTGCATCGACGATGCCGTCAGGATACTGGCGAAGGACTGCTTTTGAGTTAAGTAGTTCTGCTACTTTTTTATGTAGGTTTGAATTTGAATCCTTCAGATCTGGATGTTTATCAACCAATCTGTTTAGATTCTCGTTCCAAGCCTTCTCGCCCATCTCCTTAACTTTTCTCTCTTGAGATTGTACTTCGTACTTCTCAACCTCTTGAGCTCTCTTATCGGCCTGCTCGGCTAGATCTTCTCGACCCTCTTCCCGGAACTGCTTCGCAGCGTTTCGGTAGTCGGTCGCGTCGAACTTGCCTGCTGGTCTCTCCTGGTCTGCCTTCCGTGCCTCTTCACGTTCGCGCATGAATTCCTGGCGCTCACGTTCCAAGCGTTCCTTTTCGGCCTTAGACTCCGCCTTAGCTTGCTGAATGGCATCCCATTCTTTCTGCTGACGGTTCTTTAGCTTCTCGTACTTGCTGGGTTCCTTGGCCTTGTCGGATGACTCAACCGGACTCTCAGACTCTGTCGTTGTTAAAGAACTATCACCTTTTTTGTCCCCGACTTTGGCCGGGGAAGGCGAATTTTCTGTTGCGGGTTCTGTTGTCGACGTGGGATTCGACTCGGTCTTCTCCACTGGTTCCGACGTTGGCGTCGCTTCCGGTTTTGCTTCCACTCTATCTGGAGGGATGATCCCATCCTCAATCATGGCCGCTCTTCGTAACGATTCCGCCGTCAGTTCTATTCCATCACCCATGCTAACCCCTTTACTCCAGCCCCGGAATGGTTAACGATCCCGGGCGGGATTGTGACTAGTCTATGTACTCCGCGGGTAACCTCTAGTCGTCTGCCCCTCCCGCGGGATGAGTGGCATCAATTCCAAGGGAATCGATTACTGCCACTGCAGATCGGAAACCTATTGCGAATCCACACGCTGTCAAGTCGCCTTTTTGAACTGCGCTAGAATCCTGTCGAATTGTCATGTTTCTAAGGATCGCCGCAAACCTGACCCCATGCTCAGATCTCATAAAACTTCCCAAGGCCCTGGCGTCGTCCCCGGTCCATTCTGGCTCGTCGACCCACTTGGTAAAGCGTATAAAGTTTAAGATTGCCCTTAGTCTTGTCATAGAATGCTTTCCGTCGAAAAACACAAGTTGTATACGTTCTCAAACTTGGGCTCCTCGTCCATTGTTAGTTCTTTTGGCTCCTGACCTTCAATCAACCAGCATCTGTATCCAATCTTTCCCATGACTTCTCGAACATCGCGGTAACTATGCCCCATTTGAGCCAACCCAAAATTATTTATTTCAAGCGCAACAATTGGCATATTTTTTTTAAGGAGATCTATCATTCCGTTCAGCCCCAGGACCTCTGCTCCCTCAACGTCCATCTTGATAAAATGAACCTTATCAAAAGAATCATAATGATCCAGGGCTATTGAATAGGAGACCATCTTTTGTGGCGATACCCTGCTCTTTTCGTTGAAGCTGTGCTTGCCACAATCCCACAGAGAATGCCCACCGTCGTTATCCTGGTTAAGCCAAAAGTATATTGGTTTCGAGTCGTCGGACACGGCCCAATTGTGGGGCCTTATGTTCTTAAAGTCATTCAGCCCGGCATTCGTCACAAGCCTTGAATAGTTTTCTGGGTTCATCTCAAACGAGTAGACCGATCCGGATTCTCCGACCAGCTTCGCTGCGATCATGCTGAAGAATCCAACGTGAGCACCAATATCAAGAAACGTGTCTCCACGTTTTAGCTTTTTGAGCATTAGGGCGAATAGTTCGCCCTCATATGCAACCCCTTGTTCGAGGTGCGAGCCAATAAATTTTTGGCTTACGTTTGAGTAATCTAAAAGTATTTTTACTTTTCCGTCCGCAGCCTTACCAAGGTTTATTTCAAATATTTTCGACGTTTCGCTCACACCATCGGTTGTTGCATGTTTCCTGGCATCTGTCCAGCCATTTCCGGGGGTGGTAGTTGCCCCTGCGCGCCTTGCAGTTGCTCCTGCTGTTGCTGTTTCGCCCTGTTCATTTTCTTGAGCTCGGCAGTAATCGCCCTGGCAGTGTTCGGATCGATCTGTTCCAGCGCCTGTAAGTGCTGATCCAGGTGCTGGCCGATTGCCTGTGCTGTCGCCTGGTCAACCTGGCGGAATCCTTTTTCGGCCGCCTGCTGGAAGTCAAAGATGATCTCAAGATGGGCCCGGTGATCGTCGGTCGGCTTGATCGCAATCGGGAACGCGGTCGTCATCATCGCGGCGAGTTCCTTCGCCTGCTCTTCCCTCTGCTCCTGCTGGTTCATCATCGGGTCCTGGACCAGGCGACGCACCAAGCTCGGGTCGTCGAGCTCGAGCACTGACTTAACAAGTTCAGCCTGGTTGATGAAAGGAGACTGACCGAGCAATTGCATCCGGGCGACAGCCTTTTGAAGTTGGAATTGGCGAGTTTGGAAATCGTACCCACCCTTTGGCATGATCGAATACTGTTCGTGCAATGCTTCCGGCGGGACGGTCCCGGTATCCTCTGCATATCGGAAATTCAAATCCTTCTTGTCGTACTGCAGATAGATTGACCAGCACTGACGGAACAGGCGACCTAGCGACATGCGGAAAAGACGGTTGCGTAAATCAGCACCCGCGGACCCGGTGTTCACCAACGCTTGAATTTCAGTTGCTGTTTTTCTGGAGCTACCAGGTTCCGCGGGATTGTTGCCGACTCCGAAATCAATTGTTCCGACCCTCTGCTCCGCCTCTGCGCGTTCGTCGTACATGACGCGCATGAAGTCCATGGGAGGAGTTGTCATCTGAACAGGCTTAATGCCCTGGGGCAGGATCTGCCCGGGTTGCATCTTGAGATTCGCCATGTTGAGGGAGACAGGATTGTCGGCTTGGAACAGGGGACGGTTCGCCAGTTCCAGAAAGTCGAGCATGGAGTTTTTCAGCTTCGCCAGGGTCATCTCATTCGCAGCTAGGATCTCGGCGACCCCGCGTGAAGAATAGAATCCTCCGTTGGTCAACTCGTAGCTAAACTCTGTGAACGGACACTGCTTGTGCTTGTAGGGAAGCACGAAATCTTCACGCACAGGCTCCATGGTTGCCAGGGGCGAGTATGTGGAAACATTCCACTCGTCGTCTTCGTTCCTGGTGTAGATCTCCCAAAGGATGATCCGGTCCGGGCGAGAGTCGTAGGTGATGCCTTCACGTTGGTAAACGGCTTGTTCTTTTTCGGTGTTGATTCCCTCAAACTTGGTCCCGCGTCCAGCGATCCTCTTAATAAAGTCCTCGTCCTGGTTGTAGGCCGCGACGCGCTTGTACTGGTCAACTGACAGGACCATAACGTGGCAAAGGTAGTCGGCGTCGTCTAGGGCTACAGTCTGGTCCGGTACAATAAACCTGGTCGGATCAATCGCTTGGAAAATGATCTCTTTCTTGCCCTCGTCCCAAATTGATTTGAGTACGGAACGACCGAACAAAAGCATGTCGTCGATTAGTCTGACGATCTCAAATTGGAATGCAGTACGCTCCCGGATCTTGTAGTCGAAGTAGCGTTCTGCCGTAACCGTGAGAGGAACCAACTGCTGGCGCATAGGAACGAACCCGGCGACGACGTCGTTGCCAAGGGCTGAGTTGACGTAGTTGGGTTTGAGTCTTTCGATGATGCGATCAATCAGCGCGACGTGCATGTCCGCCGCGGTAGGCCATGGCTTAACCTTCCGACGCATTCCGAACGTTCGCATCTCATAGAACTGCCTCTGCCGGGCGTCCCATGTTGCACGGTTCTTCAGGTCCCGGAGGATGCGCGTGTGAAGTTCGTTATTTATTGGTTCCATTGTTCCTTGTCCTAATTTCGTATTCCAAATCGTTTATTGTGTGTACCGCGTCGTGTGCCCAGGATTGAACATTTGGTGTTGACCTTGTGACCTCGTCAAACCTTGGGTCGTTGATCAGTCTGTCCGCGTTCCCCGACGTCCTCACCACCGGGCTTACGGTTGCGCATCCACCAAGCGCTACCACTGAAAGAAGCGTCGATGCGATTGCGAGCGTCAGACCATTCTTTCTTGACCGCGGACTCATTGCGCTCACGTTCCCCGGGGAACAATCCTACAATTGCCTTGAGCAATTCGATGAGTGCGCCGATCCACGAAAACACAAAATATTATTTGGCGTCGGCGGCCTTGATCAGTCCGATTCCGGCGATGATCGCGGCGATGA